ATGGAGACATTGAGATTCACCAAATCTGCTTTGATGGCGCTGCCAATTCCTGAAGATGGTAAACGCGCCGAGTATGCTGACAGCGTGGTTAATGGCTTGCGCTTGCGTATCACTCCCACCGGCAATAAGAGTTTTTGTGTCGCTCGGCGTCGTGATGGGAAGTTTTTCCGGGTAACACTTGGCCGGTTCCCTGATATGACGATTGAACAGGCCAGAGAATCAGCCTATAGCGCCCTTAACGAGATGGCGCAGACGCGGCGTAATCCAAACGAAAGGAGACGCGAGGAAAAACGGAGAACGGTCACGTTATCCGATGCTCTGGATGCATATTTGAAGTCGAGAGCTGAAGCGGGGCGCGTGAAGGAAAAAACGGCGAAAGTTTATCGGGATACGTTGAGAAATTATTCTGCCGATTGGATGGCCATACAACTATCCGCAATAACCCGCGAGCAGGTGGAAGTGCGGCACAGGACGATAACAGAGCGTGGGATATGGTTTGGAGGTTCATCAAGGCTGATAGCGCAAGGAAGCAAAACACAGGCCGACTTATGGGCGAGAGTGTTAAGGGCGGTCTATCGTTATGCATACGACAGCCATAGAAATGAGAACGGAGATCGGCTGTTACCTGATCCACCAACATCAATTTTGAGCACAAAGCGGCTATGGAACGGGACGCCACGCCGCACTACCCGTATCAGGAATACCGATTTATCACGTTGGATGCGGGCTGTAGAAGTTGTCAGGGAGAGGGCAGTTGATGTGAGGGACGATATCACCGCTGCTGTATGCGATGCTGTAGATATGGCGCTCTTTACAGGCCTGCGCCGTTCAGAGGTGTTGGGGCTGGCCTGGGAACGGGTAAATATGCCCGGTCGTTACTTTTGGATTGATAAGACAAAGAACGGCGATCCACTGGAGTTACCGATCACCGATACACTTCACGCCATTTTTACCCGCCGACAGGAATCAATGTGCCTTGACTCTCCCTACGTGTTCCCTAATTCGAAAGGCGGGGTTATCACAAACGTAGATCGGTCAATTGCGATGATAGTTCAGGAAACATCACAGAACGGTGCCCAGCCACCCATAACTTTCTCTCTCCATGATGCCCGGCGTACGTTCGGTAGCATAGCGGAGCTGGTGGGCGTCGGATCATACATACTTAAACGCTTGATGAATCACCGCACAATGAGAAGTGCTGATGTTACACAGGGGTATTTACACTTTTCCGCCGATGAATTGCGGGAGCCAGCCAGAGCAGTAGAACGTGCTATTTTGGAATATGCAGGAATAATGACGGGAAAATCCAATTTAGATGAAATGTTGCTATCGATGGTAGGCAAAATGACAGAGGAGGAAAAGCGTAAAGCAATTTTATCTCTTTTGAACTTGAATGAAGTAAAGGGTGAATAAAATTATGTCATCGACTAATCACAGAAAATATATACAGGATTATATTGCAGAAACTAAAGCAATAATTAACGAATATAAAGAGCCGTCACAGTTTTATAATCAATTCTCTCGTGACCTTAAAACGCTCTCTGAGAATGACCGTAAATCTCTTTTCGAACAGTTGTTTAGAGATATTCGCAAAGAGCGTGTAGAAGGAAAGAACCTAATTAACGACTCAAACACAGCATTACATTACGCCTACTTTGCTTTAGAGGCTGCTGGGTGCTCTGAGTGGGCGATAAGAGTTACAAAAATTATACCCATAATTTCCAGTATGAATGAAACGGGTGAGGCATATGCCCGTATGCGGCTCAGAGAAGAGAAAGCCAAAGCTGGAAAGGGTAAAGTTAGCCGTCATAAGGAAACAGCCATTCAGATCGCTGCCTCCACTTGGGAGAAATACCCTAATGCTAGTCTCCCAGGTATGCGTGACGAGCTATACGCTTATTTGCGAGGGAAATGGAAGGATTGCCCTGCCTCCTCGACCATTCAGGGATGGTTACAAGAACTTGGGCTAAATCCCATAAATAATGGCGTTAAGAACAGAAATTTTTCTCTGGTGATACTTTGAACAACTAGGGGGATGGATACTTGTTTCCCCCCCTGCTAACCTGAAAATCACAGTCTTTACTGGCTTCTCTAACTACCGTGATAAAACTTCCTTTTTTAAAGTTTCTCCGTTGTTACCTACCAAGCACGGTGAAACCATATGAAGCAATCTTCAGAAAAGAAATTTACCCGCCCAGAAGCCGCAGAATATATCGGAGTAGCGGCACGTACTTTGGCAAACTGGCATAGCACTGGCCGCGTCAAAATCCCTTTTTATAAAGTTGGTCGTAAAAAAACCATCTACTTTAAATCAGATCTAGATGCATATCTTGCATCTGTCCGTCAGGGGGCATGATGCTTAATTTACAGAATGCCCGGCGTGTTACTTTCCGCGTTAAACAAAATTTCTTGCCATTTTGCGCAGGTGAAGGTTATTCTTTATTTGCACTAGCAAATTCTAGTGCCGGGCGTAGGAACCCGTTTATGCAAAAGGCGATACCAGACGCCTATAGCGTCTTTTTTTGTATCGTAAAGCCAGTACATCATCATTCAGCGGGAAAGATCCGTGTCGAATCTATGGTGGCGCTGGCGGGGCAGCCGAAAGGCTGGCCGGTATCCTTTTGCGCCGGTATTCCTACCCCCGTCAGTGTCACCACCAATCTAGAGTGTAGGAACTCTGGTGGTGACTCCAGTAAGCAAAAGGAGGCTGCCACATGGCTACTACCCCAACCCAAAATCTGCCCAAATTCACCTGGCTTTTCCTCGGTACGCCGAAAGGCCAGACGTGCACTCCCGTTGTTATCCGCATCACTGCCGACAGTGAACAAGAAGCCCGCCAGTGGTATTCCCACTGGGATCTTATCTTTGCCGCCAAAATTCGCTCTGAATGTTCGCTTTATCAGTACAGCAGCGGCGCGTTTGAACTTGATGTTGCCAAATTGGGAGGTAGCCATGTTTAACCTCCAGACCCTGACAGCAAAAGCCCGCGAGCTGCGCGGCAATGTGCTCAAAGCCACTACCACGAAGGGCACCCGCACCATGACACCCGTTTACGAACGGGAAGAGCAGCGCAAACTGCGCGAACGCATCCAGCAGACCCAGCCGGAATGGGTTTTACTCTGGTGGGATATTGCGACCGTTACCGGCTGGCGTACCAGCGACGTGTGCAACTTCCGTTACTCCTGCATCAACTGGGAAACCGGCATAGCAACAATTATCGTAGCGAAGCAGACCAAAGCAGCGGAAGCCCGGGCGACCCGGAAGGGGATCGAGATTGTTCGCCAGCAGCGCAAGGACGCTGCCCGGCTTGCTGGCGATCACATTGCGTATATGCACTGGGATAGCGTGAGCTGCGACGAGCTGGCCGCCGGCATGACGGAAGAAGAGCAGGCGATCGTGTTTGAGCTGGTGGCAAAGGCTGAGGTTAAGCACGACACCAAACAACTGCCGCCGGGCATCATCAAGCGGCTGCGCGAACGCATGGAGCGCAATCTTATCGGTGACGACCTGGTATTTTCCCGCAGCCAGATCGAAAGTAACCGTTGCCAGTCTCTGGAAGGTAGCGTGAGCCGCCAGACGATCTGGAAGAAACTCCACAACGTAATGGTGTGGTTTACCCGCATAGTAAACACGCGTCTGCGCCTGAGCGCCTATTCCAGCCGCAAAATTGCCGCCTTTAATCTCATGTCCGCCGGCGGCGAGCAGGGTTTGCTGGTCGCCTCTGAAATGCTCGGGCACAGTAACCCGGCAATCACCCGGACTTATCTCCAGCTGGGGAGCAAGGCCGCGGCTATCCAGACACGCCTCGCTATGGAGGTGAACGCATGAAAAAGCCAACTCAAAACGAATCCATTGCCATGCTGTCGACCAGCGCAGGCCAGGCGCTGGAATACAGCCGTCAGGCGCTTGCCGTTCTCGATATGTGGATAGATACACTGGCGCCAGATGATGAAATGGAAATCTTTCGTGTCGCGGCGGTTCACAGCCTGGTCAGTCAGGCATCGGAATATCTGGTGAAAGTCAGGGAGGTCAGGCCATGACCGCTATTTATAATCTGGTGCGCTGCAGCGATGGCAAAACCGTGTTCAGTTTCCCGGCCGGCGGTCGCTATCTGGTGGACACGTCGAACGGGTTACAGTCGATGCGCCCCCTTATGGAAGACGAGATCATTTTCACGGTGGAGAGTGCCGCGCGCTTTCTTAAGAGAATTGGTTATCAGGTAATTCCGCCAGCGGCGTGAGGTAAAAATATGACGATTAAAAATTCCGGCTTAACTGCTGGTGGCCGCGCTCACCCTGAAATCAGGCCGGGCGATAAATGGAAGGACAGCCGCGGCAACCTGGTAATTATCGAAAGTTACCGATTCGACAGAGTGACATATTGCCGCGAGGGGTACAGCTCACCGTGTTTTTGCACGCCAGAAAGACTGGCGCGGGAATTTGAATTTGTTTCTTCCGCGCCGGTCGCCGGTGAAAAAGATATCGATCGGATTATGCGGGTGCAGGGCATCGAACGAATTCGGGTTATGCGGGAAATCATCAGGGAGCGAGGGAACAGAAAATGAAGAATGCACCAAACCTTAAAAAGCAGCCGGCGGATCTCATGGAGGAGTCAATCATCTTTGCCGGCGCCGATGCCTGGACGTTCGCCAAAGCATGGCAGGAAATGAACCCGATTGGCGACACGGTGCCGCCGGTTGTGCTGGATAAAAAGCAGCTGGCGGAGCTGGAGAATATACGCATTGTTGATGATGGCCGGCTCTATGCCCGGGTTTGCCGCGGCGGGCATCTGACCGAACGGCAGATAACCATTCTCGCGACAAAGCTGGCGGTGGCCGGCGTGGAGCGCGCGCAATTCTACTCTGAAGGTTATCAGCTTCTGGAGGACTGGACGCCACAGCTGCCGCGCCTGAAAGCCGATGCGGAAGCTGGCAAAAGCATGGTGATCGGCAAACCGCTGACGGATGTAAACCTTCGCGACCTGGCTGATAACGAAAAGGCGCTCATACTGGCCGCGCGTTACACCGGCATTGCGATCCATGAAAACAGCGAAGGCGTGTATGTCTACCGTGCCGGCATCTGGGAGAAAACGTCTTTGCTCGAGCTGAGCCGCGAAATGGTGGCTATCTACAACGAGAACAAAACCAACTTCAGCAAGCGCGCGATCAACAACGTTATCGATGCCCTGAAAATCGTTATCCCGGTAATGGGGGAGCCGCGGCGCAGCCTGATCCCCTTTGCTAACGGCGTCTACGATATGGAAACCGGCGTTTTCTCCGAACACAGCCAGGATAACTGGCTGACTAACCATAACGGCGTAACCTACACGCCAGCGGTGCCGGGCGAAAACCTCCGTGACCACGCGCCGAACTTCCATAAGTGGCTAAGTTACGCATCAGATAGAGACGCAATTAAGATGCAGCGCATCGCTGCAGCGCTCTTTATGGTACTGGCGAACCGGTACGACTGGCAGCTGTTCCTCGAGATAACCGGGGAGGGCGGCAGCGGGAAAAGCGTCTTCACCCATATCGCGACGATGCTGGCCGGCGCGCATAACACCGCCAGCGGGAACATGGCGGCGCTCGACAGCGCGCGCGGGCGGGCGCAGTTCGTCGGGAAAAGCATGATAACGCTTCCTGATCAGCCCAAATATTCAGGAGAGGGCACCGGGATAAAAGCGATAACCGGCGGGGATGCCGTGGAGATAGACCCGAAACACGAACACCAGTACACCGCCGTTCTGCGGGCGGTGGTTGTGGCCACGAACAACACGCCGATGATTTTCACCGAACGTGCCGGCGGCGTTTCCCGGCGCCGCGTAATCTTCCAGTTTAACCGGCGCGTCAGCGAAGAGGATAAGGATCCCGACCTGGCAGAAAAGATATCCGCTGAAATTCCGGTGGTCGTTCGCAGGCTGCTGGCAACCTTCTCAAACCCGGAAAAAGCGCGGGCGCTGCTGCTGGAGCAACGAAACAGCGAAGAAGCACTGGAGGTGAAGCAGAAAACAGATCCCCTGTATGCCTTCTGCGCGCATCTTGAGCGCCTGGCCGACTGCGCCGGGATGCTGGTGGGCAACCGTAACCCGCCACACTATCCGCGAGTTTATCTTTATCACGCTTACCTGGCATTCCTGGAGGCTAATGGTTTCGACAAGCCGCTGACGCTGAATAAATTCGCAGAGGGGATGGAAAGCGCCATGCGGGAGTTTAATCACGAGTACCGCAAGGAGAGAAAGACCCGCGGCGTGGTAACGAACGTCGAACTTTCAGAAAGTGCGGAGGACTGGCTGCCGCAGGTGCACCCGCGAGCTGAGAAAAAAGGATGAATGTTTAGCTAAATATGACGAAAGGTGTTCATAGTGTTCATAGATTGGCTAAAGTTCAATTAAAACATAAAGATAGTGTATGAACACCTTTGTTTAAGGTGTTCATAGGGTATTCATGGTGTTCATAGACCACTTTTTCTCATTGCTTATTTAGTAAACAAAAATATGAATACCATGAACACTTCAAAGAGCTGTATGTACACCGGTGTTCATAGGTTAATTCATTGTTTTATATGTGATTTGTTGCCTTTATGAACACCATGTATACCTTGAGGGCAAATTCTTTAAAACGCATCCACTCTTTTTGCGTTGTACACCCCTGCGATTTCATTAACATCGTTTCATAAGTCGCAACAATCATGTTGGTCGTTGCGATTAATGAAACTTTAACGATCGCTTTAACAGGGGGCATCATGAGCAAGGTTAACGTTAAGCCCGTTCTGCTGAACGGGGAACAGATTCAGGCTCTGAAAACCATTCAGGAGAGGGAGCGCCAGAAGTCGGGCATGGGGATCGCGCCGTCAATCCATGCTGTTGCGCGCAAGGTATTTGATGCGGGTCTATCAAAAATGGAGGCAGGGCAATGAGCTACTCAATCAAAATTGGGAAACACAGTATAGAGCTGTCGGGTTATGCCGGTAAGGTTGTTGCGCCAAATACTCAGATGGCCGCTTTATTCCGTGGTATGGCGGGCGAACTCACCAGCCTGAGGACAACGGCGCAGCAGGCCGAAGCTGAGGCGGATTTGCTGGACGTTATCCGCAACGATCCGGATCTGAACGAACAGGCAAAAAATCGCAGGGCAGGTGAAGCCCGGAACCCGGACACGCTCAAAGACTTTACCCGCGGGGTGGCAGCCGTAAGCGAGCAGGCCGCAAACATTCTCGATTACCTGAAGAACAAGCTTGCTCCGGTTAATCCACTGGCATCTGATGATGTTCAGGGATTCATGCGTGACAGTGAAATGCGCCAGGCATTCGCCCGACTGGATCGCCGCAGCCAGGAAAAAATGCTGCTGTCGATGCACAGTGGAAAGCATCAGGAGCTGGCGGACGCCTTACTAAGGGCGCACGCAGTGTGTTCGGGGCTCGATACTGAACAGCTAAAACGCCTCAGTTTCTCTCGTATCGCATCAGAGAACGGGCAGGTGATTAGCGCGGTTGCTGATCTGGTCGACGCGGTAAGGAAGGACGTCGCACAAATTACAGCTGTCCGGACCTGGTATAACAATCTCGTATACGGGAAGAACGACGATCCATCAGAAGTTCAGCCCCGCATGACCGGCCTTGACCAGTTAAGCGAACATGTCAGCGCGATGCTCAAAGGCAGCCAGCGGCAGATAAATTCAGAAGAGAAGCAGGCCGCCTGAGGGCGGCTTTTTTCTGCCCGGAGGGAATCACAGGATGCTGTTAAGTAAATCAGCCTACGCCAGGCATATGGGCGTCAGCCGGCAAACTGTTTACGGCTGGATAGCCCGCGGTGAAATTGTTATTTCAGGCGATAAAGTGGATGTTGACGCAACGCAGGCTAAACAAAATTCTGCTGGTGCTGGTGCTGGTGCTGGTGCTGGTGCTGGTGCTGGTGCTGGTGCTGGTGCTGGTGCTGGTGCTGGTGATCACCACAATGCAATGACGTGGGCGCAGGCCGCCGCATGGGTATGGAAGCATGACGGCGAGGAAGCGCTGCCGGCTGATATTGATGCTGGTCAGCGAATAGATGCCGCAGCCTCTGAGCTGGGTTTTGATGTTCAGCACGAGCCCGATGAAGAATTGCTGATCCTCTTCCGGTTGGATGAAGAAACCCACAGCTTCTATGGCAAAGATCACATGGCTGGTGGTCTGCGTTTCCTGCGTTCCGAGCTGGCCTATGTGGCCGCAATGCATCCCGATACCCAGGATGACTGGAGCGAAACAGGATTAAAGGCACTCTGTCTTCTGGCAGGTGAAAAACTGTAA